TGCCTCCCGGTGAGGGAGGCGCTACTATAGGGCCCCCGGGTCTGGACACTCCTCGTACTTACGATGCTTGGAGGGAGGCTACTAACCTCTGGTCTTGTAAGGGTTACCGTTGAAAGATGGTACCCACCCCCCTATAGAGCCATTTGGCATATGACCCCCCGACCACGTCCCATGGATTTATTTCTGTGGATTGGCAGTGGTGCGTACGCTTTCATCACTATTAACATAATGATTCAAGCAATACACACCTGGTTAACTGCTAGAGGAGGGCTCCGGCAACTGCCGAAGTTCCTGAGCCTCTTATTTGGGGTAGGTTCTTCTCTTCGAGCGGACTTTGCAGTCTTAGCTCGGAAAGTTGAGCTCCTATACCGTCGCAACGGTGCCACATTCACAATCGCGTACTTAAAAGAGTGCGTGAGAGTGGTGCAACACTATGCGGCCGGTGTCCCATTACGAGTCTGTGAAGGCTCAGTCATGGTTGGGTTGAGTGGAGGTCTTCCGACACTCCTTCCCACGCGGCTTAGAGGATGGGTTCGATCTGGACATACCATTTGCACTGTTTGTGCTCTTAGTATTCTTGGTGTATACCGGGGATTAGTAACCCCTGGTGTACTCAAGATAGAGTCAATTGTTGGTCCTTTTACCGGTAAGGTTGAGGACTGGCAAGACTTTAGTTCGTTTCTTCCCAAATTCTTTGCCATGTTACCCCGACGGATCACCTTGGGTCGACCGTCTTTTGCCGTCCTTTCCACCTCAGTTGGTCCCAACGGTGGTCGGGCGTCCATCTCAGCGTTGAAAGACGCAGCAGTACTTATGTACTGTGAGAGGACTAACCTGACTCACCTGTTGAGCTTCGTGAGACATGCCTATGGTACTCGTTGGTATTGGGCCTTCCGATTAGTAATCGGTTGGCTTGCTTTCGTTTACTCAATCTGTGCGTTACGTTTTCCATACGAATGGGTTTCTACCCGTCAGGGTATCGACTCAAACGATCCGGATTCTGTGATTGCACCTTTTGAGGGACGAATTCGTCGTTTCCTTAATTGGATTCGATATAACTTCCGTGTACTTTTAGGTATGCGCTTACGGGTTTCCAAACTGGGCCTTACCGCCAGGCTTTCTCGTTTACACGAGGCAGCTGGGAAAATCCGTGTAGTTGCGATCGTAGATTTCTGGACGCAGATGGCTTTAAAGCCACTGCACAGAGCTATTTTCGCAGTTTTACGGGAGATTCCCAATGACGGTACATTTGGTCAGGAGGCCTGTGTGGACATGCTCCGACGTAAAGTCGGAGAGGGTCTTATTCAGGCACAGGGCAATGGAACAGCGTTTACCGCTTATTCCTACGATCTATCCTCAGCGACTGATCGGATCCCTGTCGATATCTACCAGTTTATGCTAACACGACTCTTTGATGGGTCGTTTAGTGTCTTCTGGCGTGCTTTACTGACCTTCCGTAATTGGGAGGACAGATGGAGCGAGTTCAACCACCTTGGTGGAAGAACTGATTTTCGACAGGACCGACAGTATGCCGTAGGGCAACCTATGGGTGCTTACTCTTCCTGGGCCATGCTGGCACTTGCACATCATGCAATTGTCCAGTACTGTGCTCACTTAGAAGGTATCCAGGGATGGTTCGGGGAGTACGGTATTGTCGGTGACGACGTTGTTATACTTAACGACGCTGTCGCCCGACGTTACCTAGCCGTAGTGACCGGTTGGGGAGTGTCGATATCAATGAGTAAATCACTGGTGTCGAGCATTGGAACCTTTGAGTTCTGTAAGAGACTCATTGGTCCTAATGGGGATCTTTCTGGTATTCCTATAGGCTTGATTTATCAGGCCTTCAAGAATCCAGAAGATTCAGCCACACTCTTTGCACACGTGCATCGAAGAGGCCATTCCCTTTTCCCTATAGCTATAGCTAGAACCGTTGCTTTCTTGCTCCGGGTCCCACCTCGGTATACTACTCCGATTTGGGATCTCCAGAACCAGATGAGCATAGTTTTTGCTATGTTGGTTCAGCCAGGATTCCCGTTGTGGCAAGGTATCTCCCTTGTACAACAACTTCCTTCTCTCACTGTAGAGGCTCTTGACGAGTGGGTTCGAACCCACAAGCAATTGCCAACACAGGAGATTGGGTTGTATAAGTACTTGGAAGACCTTGCTTTCGCAAGTCACCTGGCTGTTCTCCTTCCAGTAAACTGGAAGAAACCACTGGAAACAGTGGTTCCGGACCTAAACCGTGTTTTATCACGGAGGGTCCCGAGAGAGTTAGCCATGTGGATCATCTTGTGGATGACGCCATTAGGCTGGTGGCTGATTAGCGTTACCGCGAGATCAGCCGGACGGTTATTCGTATACGCCTTACGAGCGTATGTCGAAGCCGTCAACTACCCGGTAGCTTCTAATTTCTACACTCGGTACCTGTTCTGGTTGAACAGGATCCGGGCTAGATTTATAGAGGACTACCGTGGGTCTTCTCGAGACTTCCTTACGGTTGTAAACCGTGCCTCAGGTCGTACCCTCTGGGATGTATCTTTCACTTCTGAATTGAAGGAGAGACGATCTCGGAGACGTATGACCTGGATCCTTAAGTCGGTACGTAAGTACCGACCTGGGATTGAGGCTCCATTGGATGACCTAATGGTCACCAAGGTATAGGTGGGGCTCAAGAAGATGGTAGTTAGGGGCAACCCTTCTTACTATCTTTGAGAGTCTGTCTCTAGTTATCACTAGGGGCTAGCACGTACGGAGTACGGCGTAACCAGCGCTAGGGGTCCGGCGTGTTCCTCCCAAATACGACCCTCGAATCCTTCCTTAGTGGAAAGGGACTAGCTATCCCTTGCCAGTTTTGCCTACTACCCCGGGGTAAGTGATTAGACACCTACACGCAGGGAGTTGGGAACTTACAAGTTTCCAGTCACCCAATGACCGTGTAAGGCTCGAAAGCCCAGTTCGGGATGCGGGATTCCTGTTCAAAGACAGGGACTGGTGGAAGCAAAACATCCACTTTTCTATCGGAAAAGACCGAGTTCGCTTGGTCGGGGGCCGGTAGAGTAGACCTCAC